GCTCTGCCAAAGCGCGAAAAAGGCGAGAAGAAAGCTGGACGTGAGCCTGGCGCAAGTGGCTTCAAGCGTAAGCTGTTCAATTGGATTCTCAATAATCCTAATGGTACTGTTGATCAGCTCAAAGAGTACATTGTGGAAAATGAGCGTGATGGTGAAAAGCTGGCCAAGCGTTTTGCGCCAATCATGCAGCTGTGCAAAGATTATGCAGCGAAACACTCCGCTGTGCAATCTGCTGACCTGGACGCCGCGTAACAAAACGCGAATAAGGTCAGCTGTTTTTGAGGAACGATGTTGTTCATCAAAAACTAACCAAAAGAGCATCTGTTCGCAGATGCTCTTTTTTTTTTGTCTTTGAAAAAGGAAAATGAAAATGAACTCGAATATGAAAACTGAAAATGAACAAGCAATTGAAGAAGTTATTGAAGTACTCAGTGATATGTATCGCAAGTATTATTACACCTGCATCATGAAATACCTCACTGTGCCGCAAATTCCTGATGTGGCAATTCCATTTTTCTGTTTTATGTTTTACATTTGGCAGCTCAATGATGAAGATGAGGTTTCAAATATTTCAGAATCGTTTGGTTTTAGATAGCGCTTAGTCGTTCCTGCTCCCTCCTAATACCCCTATAAGCTGTAGGGGTATTAGCCTTATAAGGCTATAAATTAACCGCTTATATAGTAGCCTAATCCGCCGAAAAGATACCCTAGAAATCAGCCTAGAATCCCCTCTGAGAGCGCTTAGTCAACCCTACCCTGTAGGGTAGTACGGGGGAGGCTTTGGGCGTCCTATAGGCTAAATAGTAGCCTCCTTATAGACTTATAAGAATCGTATATTTTTTAACCTATTCTCTTGCGTCCCTTACCTTTGGCGTTATTGAAAATAGAAAACGCTCGCCTATTTATTTGGTATAATTATTAGGAGATAATACGGGATTCAAAAAAGGGGTTCATGTTATGAAAATAATTGGTGCTGGTTTAGCAGGTTTGTTGGCAGGAAACATTTTGAGAAAAATGCAACCTGTGATAATTGAAAAAGCAAATTCTCTTCCAAACAATCACACTGCTTTGCTGAGGCACAGAGAAAACAAAATCGCAGAAGCGACAGCTATTCATTTTCAAAAAGTAAAAGTACAAAAAGCAATTTGTGAAACTGTTGATGGTAAGCAAAGAATCACTACAACTCCAAATATTATTCACATGAATAATTATTCAATGAAAGTCACTGGTGGATATCACAACAGGTCAATTGGCAATTTGGATCCTGTTGAAAGATACATTGCTCCTCCTGACTTCATAAAACTTCTTTCACACGGTCTTGATATTCGATATGGTCAAGACTTCAAGATTACAAAAACAAAATCAAAATGTCCAATTATCTCAACGATGCCAATGCCAGTTATTGCAAACATGGTTGGAGTTAAATTAAATTTTGATTTTGAGTACCGTGAAATTACCGTGTTGAGTTGCGATATTGCAGGAGTTGATATTGATCTATATCAAACTGTATACTTCCCTTCTCCAACTACAAAGATTTACAGGGCTTCAATTACTGGCAATCGTTTTATAATTGAACATATTGGTTCAAACATAATTCCAGAAAATGTTCAATGGTTCAAAGATGATTATTTGAAGGATATACTCCAATACGCTTTTGGTATATCCTCGAACAAAATATATTTTGATAATTTCTCTTTGAAAAATAATAAGTATGGGAAAATCAAAAATGTAAATTCCCAAGAAAGAAAAGATTTCATAAAGTATTTGACAGATAAGCACAATATCTATTCTCTTGGAAGGTATGCGACGTGGCGTAACATTTTGTTGGATGATGTACACAATGATGTTTTCGTAATCAAAAAGCTGATTGAATCAAATGGATATATAACGAGGTAATTAAAAATGAAAGTGACTTTGATTGATTGCACTGGCTTCAACGAAGGTCCAATGTATGCTGCTGATATTTTGCTTTTTACAAAAAGCACTCGCTTGAACATGGCAGCAGCTATGGACTGGATCAAATCTCTTCCAGTTGAAGAGAAAATGAAAGAGTTGGAATATATGAGCAACACAATTCCATCATCTTGGGAATTTGTTGATTATACCTTCTTAATTGAGGGTGTTGGTCGTGGATTTACTCATCAGTTTGTGCGCAGTCGCCATGCTTCTTTTGCTCAACAAACAATGCGCGTTCTGAAGATGGATAAATTCGATTATGTCTGTGGACATGATTTGAAAAATGATGAAGCAAATTATGGCGTCTATCAAGATTGCATGTCTGTTATCCAGTATTTTTATGACATGTTGATCAACAATGGTGTGAAAATTGAAGATGCGCGTGGAGTTCTTCCAACAAATATCTCAACAAACATCGCCTTCAAGTGCAATCTGCGAACTCTTGCTGAGATGGCATCAAAGCGCGCTTCATCACGGACACAAGATGAATACAGAAGCGTTCTTGATGGATTGATTTCAGCAGTTTTGGAAAAGCATCCATGGGCAAAAATGTTTCTGCGCAATCGCAAAGTTGAAGCAGCAGAGAATTTGGAAAAATTCATCCTTGGAATTGATCTTGATCAAAAAGAGAAAACTGACCTGATCAAATTAATTGATATTTTGAGGTCTTAATATGTCCTCTGAACAAATTAAAATTGCAGTAACAGAAATCGAAAAACGAGTAAAACAAAAAGTTGAATGTTTCTGTGTTCGATTTGATGATTTTGTTCTTGATGAAACTGTTGAGTCCTTGAAAAAAATTCAATTCATTAACGTTTCGTTTCGTAGAACAAAACCAAAACAGATTATAGTTTCAATAAACTACAACAAGTTGAACAGATTGCAAAAATCTTGAGGTGGTTATGTTTGCTGATCCTGGAAATAATTTGAAATATCGAGTTTGGAGAGAAAATGGAACTCTATGCTGCGATATTTTTGAAGATTCTGAAGATTGTTTTATTATTGACTATGATTATTATAATAGTCAACTTAATAAAAGAGGCGCTGAAGCATTGTTGAAGTGCTATCAAAATAAAGGCTACAAAATTGAGGAATTCAAAAATGTTGAAGTTCAATAAGAGTAGAATTGTTTATGTTTTCGATCTGGAAGGAACAATTTCAAATTGTGAGCACAGGAAGCATCTTGCTCCAAGGGCACCATTTAATGATCCTAATAAGTCTTGGGATAAGTTCCACGCAGAATTTCCAAATGATGAAGTCAACGAAGCAATTTATAACATAATGCAAGCATTGTGGCTTCAAGGAAATGATTTGTTCATTCTTACTGGAATGATGGAAAAGCATAAAGAAATGGCCAAAGATTGGCTGCGCTCAAATGGTATTGGCTATGATGCAATCATTATGCGCCAGAATGATGATTTCAGGACTTCCCCAATATTCAAAATTGAAACAGCAAGAAAAGTATTTGATGGGTTAAATCGCTATAATCAACTTGTTCTTTTTGATGACAGAGAAGATATAGTTGATATTTTCAACAGCACAAAAGAATTTGATTATTCAAATGGACATAAAATGACGCTTAAGGCCTTCAAGGTGTAACATGGAAAATAAAGACCGTGTAGTGGAGTTTCTCCAAGATGCGATAAATACCAGGATTGAAAGAAACTCTTCATATCGCAGCGCAAGCAATGTTGAAGCATACAAGCAGCATGGTGTTGTTGTCAAATCTCTTTTCCCTAATGGAGTTGAATTGAAAAGCAGCATTGATATGTCAAGATATGCAATTCTTGATATCATCATTGGAAAACTTTTGCGCTATGCAAATAATTTTGATGATTGTGGGCACGATGACTCTTTAAAAGACATTTCAGTATATAGCAATATGCTGAGAGAGCTTGATGAAATAAAAGGTGGAAAATGAAAATAATAGCCCTAATTGATCCATCAATCGCTTCGTTTAATTTGGGAGACAAAATAGTCTCCCATTATGCCAAAAAGATAATATCAAAAATGTTTCCAGATTGTTTCTTTATTGATGTTCCAGCATACATGGAGCACGATTCAAGACTTGCAGAGATAGCAAGAAAATCTCATTTGATATTCTTTTTGGGTACTGCTCCAATAACTGACAAAATAACAATGCGTTGGCCATTAATATTTGGCCAATACATGAAAAAGGTTATATTGTTTGGTGTTGGGTACAACAATTATAACCTGGACAAAATGAGTTCAAATACTGTTGCGATTTATGAATCTAATTTGTCTAGCAATTATATTCATAGCGTTAGAGATTCATTCAGCCAAAGACAGATAGCAAAACAGATTCCAATAAGAACATTAAATACGTGCTGTCCCACTTTGTGGGAGTGTGATTTCCATTCCATATATGGAAATAAATTAAAGGATTGTGTTTTGTTTACTGTCAACTCTTCAAGAGGAAGAAAGGATATTGACAAGAAAATATTGTCAAGTCTCGATCTTGTTTATAAAAAGATTTTTTTCTATCCACAAACCCCAAATGATAAACAGTACATGTCAGAATTGGGAATGGAAATTCTGGCAGAAACTGGCAATGATATTGATGTATGCCAAATTCAATCAGAATTTGAATTCCTTTCAAAATTCATGATGGAAATGTCTGGGTGTTGCGATTATGTTGGTGCTCGACTTCACGGTGGTGTTCACGCAATTCACAACAAGATGAGAACCTTTATAATTGGCGTAGACAATAGAGCTTTTGAAATATATCTTGATACTGGATTGCCAGTATATGGATATGATATTCTTGAAAAAGGACATGAGTTTTTAATCGAAAACATATTGAAAAAATATGAAAAGAAAATAACTCTGCCAAGGTCAGCAATTTTAGAGTGGAAGAGTCAATTCATTTAATTGAGGATTCAAATATGCAATTCAAGCACAAACTTGGTGTTATGATTGTTTCAAATCGTCCATCGAAATTGCAAAGATTTGTTAATTCAATTTCTATGATGAAAAATTTGAATAAGTTGCAGTATATGGATTGGTGTATCAAAAGCCAATCATTGACGTTCCGTGTAGGTTTGATTATAAAAAGGAAATACCAGCCTTTGATAAGTCAAAGCCTCTTCCAATGCTTCAATTGAGGCGCCATGGAATTGAGTTGTTAAAAGATTGTGAATATATTCTTTGTCTTGATGATGATCACCAGTTTGTTGAAGAGAGACCTGGGAAATTATTCCCAATGTCTAGTGATGATTATTATTTATCATCATTGGAATATATGGAGAAAAATCCAGACGTTGGAGTCTTGAGCAATAGGGGATATTTTGGTGGCTATGCTTGGGGGTATAATATAGTTAAGAATCCTAAAAACGGATTAATAGAAAATAACGCTGGTGGAATATTGTTTCGCAATATAGGAATTGAAAAAATATTCCCAATTGAGTGTCATGATTTTGTTGGTGTTATGAGTGAGCCAATTATTGGCTATAACATAATAGCAGAAGGCTACAACTACGCCAAACGATTCAATTGTCCAAACAAATTTGATGTTCCAGGATCAAATAAGCACGTCAACTCTGGAACAAATTTGTCTTACAGCGAAGAGTTGGCAAATGAAAATGCACAAGGATATATTCGCAAGAAATTCAATGATCCAACTTGGCGCCACTCAGACAAGAAATATCCAAAAGCAATCGCAAAAATGTTAGGGGTTTGAAATGTTAGCTTGTGATCTTGAAACAACTGGTCTCCTGAAACCTGATCTTGTAGATGCAAGACTGCAACCAGCCATCACGGAAATTTATGTTTGTAAATTTGATTGGGATGGAAAAATAACTGCTGAGTTTGAATCTTTTGTTAAGCCTCCTGTTCCAATTCCAGAAATTGTTACAGAGATAACTGGCATAACAAATGAGATGGTTGCAAACGCTCCAACTTTTATTGAGATTTATGATGATCTCGTTGATTTCTTTTTGGGTGAAAGAATTTTCTTTGCCCATAATTGCAGTTATGAAATTGGCGTTCTGTCTTGTGAGTTGCGAAAATTTGATTTGGATTACAGATTCCCATGGCCAGCTAATCAAATTTGTACCGTGGAGGCTGCGATGCCCATAGCAAATAAACGCCTCAAACTTGGTCAGCTTTACAAAGAAATAACTGGAAGAGAAATGCCATTTGGGCATCGTGCTAAAGTTGATGTTCTTGCAATGGTTGAGTGCATTGTTGGAATGAAAAAACGCGGATTGCTATGACAAAGCCAATTGACATAACTGTAAAATTTGTAACATATTCACCACATGAATATGATTGGCTTGAATGTGTTATGGAATACGAAAGCGCGGTATCTGCTGTAAGATGCCTAATAAATTACATGTGTAGATTAAAAGGATTAGAAGATGAAGAAATTTAAAGAATGCAAACATGAAAATAGTCTTCATGTTGGCTATGATGTAATTCGCTGCAATGAATGCGGCGCTTTGAAAACTGATTCAACTTGGCATGTTGCCTCAAATAAATGGTTTGAATCAAGGGATGCTGCATTCTTTTATATGCAACATGGTCATCTACCTGGTGAAGATTTGCTTGTTGATTACATCAATATTGGAAGCATTAAATTCACAGGTGTGAAAGAAGATCAAAGTTATGAAAAAGAAGAAGGCACTGTTGATGATGAATTGGTCAATATTTTGCAGAAAATAAAACCAGATTCAGAAGGTGTTGTTGAATTGGAAATAATGATAAAAATAAAAAGAGGTTCAAAGCAATGAAAATATCAGAAATGATGCACTTGCTCAAAGCAATTGGAATAGAATACAAAAATGATCCAAAAAATCGCAAGTTGAATTTCAGAACAAATGCAATAACTCCAAATCGTCTTTGTGATGTTGTTGTTGTTTATGATGAAAAAGGCGTCATTGATGATATGCTTGGTGAACCTATTCTCCAAGATGAGTTGGAAAAGATTGTGGAAGAAGAGAAGAAATTAAAACCACAAAAGACAAAAGAACAAACAAAAATGGATGAGATTGTTGAGCTCATCTTAATTGAATGCGAATCGGAAGATGGATACGCTGTTAGCAAACTTGATTGGGCAAAAGATGGCGAAAGAAAAATCTGTGAGCAATTAGTTCAAGAAGGAAAAATTGAATTAATTGGATTTGATTTCGCCAATAATTATTATGGCATAAAATGCCGCCGTGGAGTAGAAACAGAATGAAACCAATTGTTGACTTGGCACTCAGAACTGAATACTCATTTCGCCAGACTTATGGAAAGATTGAAGATATTGTTGCGACTGCACAAACAAAGTATATTGGAGTCGCTGATATCAATAATACATTCGCTCATGTTCTTCTTGAGAAGGAATGCAAGAAAAAAGGTATTAAACCAATCTTTGGTGTGCGCCTAGAGGTTATAGACGACGCTTTAAAGAAAGTAAGGGGAGCCGCCGGGCCGTTCTATACGTTTATAGCCCGCAATAACGATGGACTTTTTGAAATAAATAAGTTGGTTACTCAGGCTTGGGAAAATTTCTATTACAAGCCTATGATTTTCTGGTCAGATTTATCAGATTTGTCTCAAGATGTGATAGTGATATCTGATTACGCAGAAAATATGAATTTGCGTCTTGATTATATTTCACTTTCTCCAAATACACCAAAATATATATTGGATAATCGTGCCTATTCGCACATACCTCGCGTTTATATCAACAACAATTTCTTCATAACTCCTGATGATAGAAAAATCTATCAGCTTATGGCAGGCGCAACAAAGCGCGGTGATGAGTACCAATATAAATTTGATACAAAGCGCGCGTTCCAGCACATCCTCACCACGGAAGAATTTCACCGAATTTACAAGAATGAAGAAGCGATTGAAAATACATATAAGATCGCTGAGCAGTGCAATGTTGTTTTGCCAAAAGCGAGCATGGTGAAGTACAAAGGCTCAAAAAATATCATCGCAGAATGTAAAATCAATGCCAAGAAAAAAGGCATTGATATTGTAAGCGAAGGACAATACAAAGATCGCTTTGAGCGAGAAATCGAATTGATAATAAAAAAGGATTATGTTGATTATTTCATGATTGTATCTGATATGATACAAAAAGCAAAAAAGACGATGCTTGTTGGACCATCGCGTGGTTCTTCTGCTGGTAGTTTAGTTTGCTATCTTCTTGGAATAACAGAAATTGATCCATTGAAATTTGATTTGATATTTGAGCGATTTATTGATATCAACCGTGAGGATTTGCCAGATATCGACATTGACTTTCCTGATGATGGAAGGGAATCTGTAATCAAGGATACCTTCAAAACATACGGGAAAGAAAACGTTTGCCATATTTCAAACATCAACAAGTTCGCAGCCAAATCTGCTCTGGAAGAGGTTGGCATCGCTCTCAGAATTCCACGGTATGAAATGGATATTCTGAAAGACTCAATTGTTGATCGCTCTGGTGGTGATGCGCGCGCAAAAATGGCAGTGTCTGATACTTTGATGACTACTGATGTTGGCAAGGATATGTTGTATAAATATCCATCATTGCGTTTCGCAGAGAAAGTCCAGAACCACGCAACCCATGCAGGCAAACATGCTGCTGGAATTATTGTTTGTAATGATGATCTTTGTAAATATGGTGCTATCAATTCTCGTGAAGGCTCCATTATGATGGACAAGAAAGGTGCAGAATATCTGAACCTTTTGAAAATTGACGCTCTTGGCTTGCGCACGCTTTCAATTTTGCAAGAATGCGCAGCATTGATTGGCATGGATTATAAAGATTATTACAAATTGCCTTTAGATAATCCAAAAGCATACGCAATATTTCACAAAATGCGCCTCAATGGAATATTCCAATTTGAGGGTGGTGCAATGCGAATGCTTTGTGAAGCGATGGGTGTTGAAAATTTTAATGACATTGTTGTTATTACTGCTCTTGCTAGACCAGGCCCATTGCACTCTGGTGGTGCAAATAGTTTTGTGGAGCGCAGAACTGGAAGACAAGAAACTGTTTACATCAGCAATAGTCCAATTTATATTGAGAATACCAAAGAGACTTATGGAGTAATTGTTTATCAAGAACAATTGATGAACATTTGCCGTGATCTTGGCAAGATGAGTTGGGAGGATGTTTCTGAAATAAGAAAAGCCGCTTCCAAGACTCTTGGAAAGGAATTCTTTGATTCATATCGCAGCAAATTTATGAAAGGTGCTTTGGAAAATGGTCTTCCAGAAGAAGAGGCAACTGAAGTTTGGGAAAACATGATGACGTTTGGTAGCTGGGGTATGAATAAATCACATACAGTAAGCTATGGATACATTTCATATTGGTGCGCTTATATGAAAGCGAATTTCCCTCTTGAATTTACTGTGGCCAATTTGCGACATTCTAAATCAGAAGATGCCACTTTGAAAATTTTGCGCGATGCTTATGAGAATGAAGGTATTGAATATGTTCCAGTTGACGCTGATGAATCAGAAATTGATTGGTCAGTAAAAAATGGAAAATTAGTTGGTGGATTGATGAATGTTATTGGAGTTGGAGAAAAGAAAGCGAAGGAAATGATTGCTTGCAGGAATGGTCAGAAAAAATGGACTCCAAGTATGGTTCGTGCGTTGATGGAACCAAAAACTCCATATGATACATTATATCCGTGTAGGGATAAGTGGGGTGATATTTACCAAAATCCAAGAGAGTATGGACTTGCATTCCCACCAAGTTTGATTGGAGATATAAAAGGTGCTGGAACCTACGTTGTAATTGGAAAAGTAAAGCGTAAAGACTTGCGCGATCTCAATGAATACAACGAGTTGATGAAGCGTGGAGGAAAGCGCTATGAAAAAGACAGCAAGACTTTCAAACTTTTAGTCGAAGATGATACTGGCCAAATTCACTGTTCAATTAGCAGAACAAATTTTGAGAGATTAAATGGCCAAGTTTTGTCTGAGACTTTAATTGAAGATGAGAGTTGGGTTATTATAAAAGGCAAGGTAAACGAAGGTTGGCGCGTTATCTTGATTGAGCAAATTTTTGATCTGAAAAATCTTTGAGGTGTAAAATGGAAGAAAATAAAACGAAAAAGATTAGAACAATATTCCCTTTGACTTCTTTTTATGCAAAAGATAGCAAAGGTGCAATCAGGTCTTGGTCAATAACTGGATACACAATAGATATAAAAGGGGAAGAAGTTGGCCAAATAAAATTCATATTTGGTGTTGTTAGTGGTGAGTATCAAGAAGAAGTTGAATGGGTTTATGAAGGATTACAAAGCAGAAATTTGGAAGAGCAAATTCTTTCAAGAATCAATTCCAGAATCCACAATAAGAAGAAAAGTGGATATGTTGATAATATTCGAGACGCAGAAAACAACAAGCGTGTTAATCTGCTTGGTTTAAAAAGACCAATGCTTGCCAAAAAATATAATGGCATGGCAGATAAAATAAACTGGCAAGCAGGAATGTGCATTCAACCAAAATTGAATGGTGAACGATGCTTGATAAATAAAAATGATGGAGAAATAACTGCCTATAGCAGACAAGGAATTGAATTTACAACTTTGAAGCATATTACTGATATTGTTTCAAAAATACCTGGAGATTTTACTCTTGATGGAGAATTGTATTGCCATGGAGCTAAGTTGCAAACAATTAACAGCTGGGTAAAAAGATTTCAACCAAACACTTTGAAAATTACATATCATGTTTATGATATTATGGATGATTATGGTTTCTCATTGAGAAATGAATGTATCAAGAACATATTTGAAAATATCAAAGAAAGTAACAAAGATGGAATTTTGGTTCAAGTACCAACATTTACGACAAGATCAGAACAAGAAGCAATTTGGTACCGTGATGTGTTCATGAATGATGGATACGAAGGTGCCATGTTGCGAGACTTCAAAACAAAATACCAGGATGGTAAAAGATCAAGTAGTTTGATCAAAATGAAAAAAGCGATGGATGGTGAATTCCTAGTTGTTGATATTGTTCCATCAGTACATGGCTGGGCAATATTGGATTGTGTTACAAAAGATGGGAAAAAGTTTTCTGTTTCTGCGCCTGGATCAATAGAAGAGAAAACAGAAATTTATTTGGACAGAGATGATTATATTGGGCGCTATTGCAAAATTGAATTTTTTGAATGGACGAACGACAAGAAGCCCTTCCACCCGGTAGCGATAGCCTTTAGGGATACCGCTCAGGAATAGGCTACTCCCTTCTATACCCCTTTCCCCTACTCCCCTTCAGAGGCGCCCATTCCCGCTCTGAAGGGGTTTCTACCCTGCCCCTATACCCTACTATACCCCTTTCTCTTAAAGCCCTCCTACGCGATTATATAGCCTCCTTATAGGTTAATAAATAGCCTATTTATAGTCTTATAAATCAATGCTTATTATAGGATTCCCACCAGCTTTTTACATCAAAACATGGGCAACTCTTTTGGACTTTTGGTAAATCTCTGTGGCCCAAAATTTTTGAATCTGGATATTTTGCAGAATATTCTTCTAACAATTTTGCAAGAGATTCAAATTGAGCAATTGAGAAATTATTTTCTGGTTTACCAGTTTTTGTAATTCCACCAATTAAACAAATTCCAAAACTTACTGCATTGTAGCCGTGGGCGTGCGCGCCAACCTCATCATCTTCCCTTCCTTGTTCAATAATTCCATCCCTTTTAATTACTTTGTGATATCCAATTTTTGCCCATCCTTGTTTTCTGTGCTGTGCGTCAATTTCTTTTGCACCAATTTGCGAATCTGGACCATTTGCACTGCAATGAACAACAATATATTCTGTCTTCAGTCTTTTTGGCATTTTCTTCCCCTTTATCGGCGGCGTACGCTTATAGTTTTAGCCTAAAGGGATACCCGATAGGCTAAAACCTAAGCATAGAAAGTTATTTTTTACCAATTCCTATTTTATCTGAGCTAACAATTGTGAAGACCCAATTTGATACTGCTAAAATCGCAACAGCAGAGCCATTCACAATGTCTTGATCAACAGATAAAGGGATTTGATACCCATAAGCAACAGATACCTCAAAAATCGCCCAAATGAAACCAACAAGAGCGTTCGTAGTTATTTGTCCCTTCTTCCACGCTTCTGGATTAGCAACTGATTGCCCATAATTGAAAAGATTCAACACGGATTTCAATTTATTGCTCATTTCTGTGTACTCCATTATCTAATCTGTATTCTAATTTCTCTTCCATCTTTTCCATTCTTTTATCTATTTTCTCATCAAGCAACTGAATCTTACCCAAAATAGCAGTTTCAAATTTTTCCAAATCTGACTGCTTTGCATAATCATCAGCGATTAACAAGGACACTTTGTGTATTTCTTCATTCAATCTAAAATCAGCCTTTTGCAACTCACGGATTGATCCATAAAAAGTATGAAGAAACCAACCTCCAATTGTCCCTATTATTCCAATAGTTATGTTGAATAATACTTGATAGTCCACACAAACTCCATCAGGCCCAAGATGAGCCGTTCCAGCGTATTAAAACGTTTGTATCCATACGCCATGCACTCATCCCTTCATGCCTTGCTCCTGGTGTTATTATCGTACCTGATACAGTTCTTCCTGGAACAAAAATCCAACCTCCATTATATCTACCTGCTATACAATTTGCCCTTCCTGCCCAAGCACCAGTTGGGGAAGTTCCAACTACATAAGCATCACCTTCTGTTGGAGAAACAGGAGGTGTATTTGTTACAGTGATGACTCCAATTCCAGATAGTAATTGTAAAGCAAAAATTGCTTCATTTAATGTAACTTCTGGAGTTTCTTGTTGCTGCGCTAAAAGCGGTATTCCATAATCTGGTGTGCTCATATTACATAAACTCCTGATCTGCCTCTGCCAATGGTTGCTGAAATTTGAAAAATTCGTATTATCACATTATTACCAGGAGTGTATCCATCAGCTGTTTGTTCTGCTGCTGTATAAGTCACAGTTTTTGAACCTGTAACAGATAAAGTTCGCATAACAGTATTACCAGCTGGATTATATACATCAACTTGATAACTTTCTGTTGGCTCATCAAGTGGAACTGCGCCATTGCCCAATCCAGGTGGGAATAATCTTGTTCTTCTAATCCATGATATTGTTAAATTATTTGATGAATCCCTTTCTCCTTTTGCATTAATTGGTGCTCTGCACCTTGCTCTTTCACAAGTGTTATTGAAAGTTATGTAATCAGTTATGTATTCCTCAGCGAAATAAGTTGGAACAGCTTTATATCTGCGCGAGAATCCACGGTCAGAATATCCATAATTTATTGATTTTATTTCTTGATTCGTCAAGAATACAAAACGCTCATTTGCAACATGCGTTGATATATAGTGTTCAGTTGCCCTCAATCCACGAAGCAAATTTGTTAATCTGTATCTCCGTGGAGAAGAAGATAAAAGCTCCGCAGACACAAATCCAATTATTTCTCCATTGGATCCAGAAGTATTTCCAACCCAAACCC